GTTAATAACTACTTGTTATACCATACTTTGAGGTAAAAGTCAAGTCTAAATCGTATAAACTTTAATACCTTTAGTCTTACCCTTAACAAAGATTTCACTGACAAACTTTAAACTATAGTCTGTTACCCATTCCTGCCTCTGATCAAGCTCTAAGATAGTGGCTTCACTTATAAGTAAATCTACTTTATATTCTTTTGTAGAGCTTTCTAATCGTGCTGCTGTATTAACAGCATCTCCAATAGCCGTGTAGTCAAACCTTGATTCACTACCCATGTTTCCTATCACTGCTTCTCCAGTATGAATACCAATACCAATTACTATCTCTGGTAGACCCTGTTCTTTTAGTTCTACATTAAGATCAATCATGTTTCTCTGTATCTCTAAGGCTGTCTCTACTGCCCTTGTCTGATGAAAGTCCTGGTCTAGTGGAGCATTAAAGATAGCCATCATTGCATCACCGATGTACTTATCTACCATGCCACCATTGTTCTGTACTGCTGACTGTTGTGCAGTGAGTGCCTTATTCATTATGTAAGTTACTTGTTCAGGTGGTAGGGTCTCTGACATACTGGTGAAGCCACGAACATCAGTGAATAAGAATGTTGCATGTCTCTTCTCACCCCCAAGTACTAACAACCCAGGGTTATCTTGCAGTTGTTTAACCTGTCTTGGATCTAAGTAATGTTCAAACTGTTTCTTAATCTGTTGTCGTAACTTATACTGCTGCCTAAACCTAAGATAGAAGGCTATAGTTGCAGTAATAAACTGGCTAATCACCGCCCAGGTTACATCGATTAAGATACCCTGTTGTACCATGTAAGCTCCTAGGAAGCCCGTCAGGGCCATGAGAGCTCCTACTAGGGTAACCCCCCATGAGATACCTAACCCATGCAGTAGGGCCCATGTGAGGGCCACTGAGGTGATAAGTATAGTCAGCTCTGCAGCTAGGGCATAGTCAGGTATGTGAGGACTGTTAGGAATTAGCATTGACTCTGATAGTGCAGCCTGTATGTAGTGTGGCTCTAGTAGTCCAACGGGTGTAGCTAACTGAGGCATGACACCATTAGCTGTTACACCTACAAAGACATACCTTCCAAAAACATCTAACTCTTCCAGGTTAGTCTCGTGTGGCTTGACCCAGCTAATCCACTTACGTCCTAGACTGTCTGTCTTAACAGGTGGCAGTCCCCTTACTGCTATCTCTTGTATGCCATTGTCATTAGTTGTTATAATATAACTTTTAGATCCTGTTATTGCTTTAAGAACCTTGGGTCCCAAAGGATGCAACCCAACCATCGGGTGTCCTAAAGAGTAGTGGTATCCTTCTCACCAGGTTATCTACTTCAGTGGGGGCAACAGCAACACCCTCTAGTGCAGCATAAGATAGAACCCTAAGGTTTGTCTTGACACCAGTGCTAAGAAGCCCACCTACATCCTCACCCTTGATGACTGTACCTGTAGGCTTAGGGTATTCTCCCTTACCATTCTCAAACATAGCAATAACACTTGGACCAGATGCAAGCTCTACACCAAAGTCTACATCACCACCAAGCCTATCCCTCTGAGGAAAAGAGATAACCCAGCCAACACCTAGTGCTCCCTTGTCCATGATACTCTTGTGTATCTCTGCAAGTCTCTTCCTGGGGAAAGGGTAACCACCCTCACGCTCTACATCATCCTCAGTAATACTTAACACTGTAAAGTTTCCACTGGCTAGTGGAGTATCTATCAAGGCATCAAAGGTTCTAAGTTTTAAAACCTCAGTAGGAGTACTCTGCATTACCAAAGGTATGCTTAGAATTATTAGTATCAGTAGTATATATTTCTTCATCCACCCTGACTCATTTTAATTGTACTGTCTCCACCACCATTAAGAGTGACCACTCTAGTCACCCCATCCTGCATTAAGATAACCGTGTAACCTGTTGTTTTATCTACATCTATTCGGATGAAGCTACTAAGATCTCTCTGTAAAGTTAGTACTTCTCCGTTAATAAATGTTGTAATCTGCGTGTCTTTATCCTGACCAAACTCAGTACCTGTAATCTTAACTGAGCCTGTGCTTTCTAACTCATCCTCCTGCTTACTAACTGCAAGGGCATCTATCACATCTAGTAAATCTTCCAGGAAGTTACCATCAAGGTAGTTAATATCTAGTTCTGTAAATTCTAGTTCATCCTCACCTAAGAAATCTTCTGCAAGATAGTCTATATCAAGGCCATTAAAGTCTAGTATGCTTTCTACTTGTGTTACTCGTTCTTCTGTTATCTCTACTTCTTCCCTAGGAGGGGAAACGATTAACATATTATCTATCATATCTAGTGACAGGTCCAGTATTACAGGACTACTAGGGGCTGATTCAAATACAGATACTGTGGTAGCTTGGAAGGGTTTGTTTAGGAGGACACTACCCATTGCAGTAACAACTTCTATCTCTCCACTTGAAAGACCAAACTCATCAGGCAAGAGTATAACAAGACTACGCCCTAACTCATCTACTGTTGCAGTAAAGTCAGTACCACGTATAGCAATATTAGCGGTGGGTGTTCTGAGTTTAATATTCTGTTTGGAGATACGATTGAGGTTGCCTGTTATAAACCTGGCAGTACCTAACCCAAAGGTCAGTGCCATCTTAGACTTAGAGGGGTCAGGATCGTAGATGTATTCATCTATATAGAGCTGAGAATGCTCAGTTAGTCTGACTGTACTATCATCTAGAAATGTAATAGCCATTCGACCGTCAGTAGTAACAGCCTCATCGTTACTTTGTATGGCAAAGTCTACTGCTGCATTATATGGCTTGTCTCTTAGTACCTGTGCATTACCATTTAACTCAGAGACACCACCAATATCAACAGCTAACTGTTGTGCCCTGGTCGTTCTGAATGACACAGACAGTGCCACTACTACCAGTAGAATTAATCTGAACCCAGTCATTGTTTAGTGTACTCTGCTGTTCTATGTTAAAAGTTCTGCTGCCACCAGTGTGATCAAGATACATGTATCCTCCTGCACTAGCTGAAACACCATCACCATCATAGGTTACAGTGTTATCAGAGCCATCAATATCCATAAAGTTTGTAGCATTATCAATATCTATGTTGGCTGTAATTGTGTTGTTACTTCCCTGCACTAACCAGTCAAGATCAAGGCTGTCTGCTAAGGCTGCAGTACCCTGGTTTAAAATAAAAGTATTGCTGCTACCTGTTACCTGTACATTCTGGTTACTACTATCAGCACCATAGGTATTAGTAGGGTCAACTGTTAGAGTAAATGTATTTGTACTACCAGTAAAGTTATAGTTACCTATGAAAGTATCAGCCCACAGATCCCCAAGGAATTTATTAGTATCACCAATCATGTTGATGTCTAGTGTCATTGATCCACCATCAAGGTCTAACGCTGTAGGTGTACCTGATACTCCTGATAAGCCTGTAATAAGGTTACCTGTACCAAGCTGCTCAAAGTCTATGTTTGCTGTTGCACCAGACTGGTCTACGTAGATCTCGTTGTCTTGTGCATATGCTGTTACAATACTTAAAATTGTAAACACTATAGTTAGAAGAACAATATTATTTAGTGTGTGTGTCATGACTCCAGAACTTCCTCTCATATCCTACATTAATTAACTCTAAGACAGCACCCTCTATTGCCATCATTAAACTTACTGTTACTGAATCATTGCGTGAGTTTCCTACCTCTACCTCAAGGAGTTCAGTTCCCATTTCCAAGAATATAAATACATCTTCGGATTGTCCATAGCTGAAGACAGTCTTATGGGTTAGTACTTCTATCAGGATCTCTCCTGTTGCAACTGACACCATCCTAAGGGATACTGTCACGTTGTCTTCACGGTACTGGATGCTCTTGCCTATCCCCAGGTACCTTGCTCCAACACCACCTGTTGTCAGGTTTGTATCGTAAGCAATAACAGAACCCTCAAGTAGTACACCTGCAAATAGCAGGGGCTGTAGAGGGTTACTTGTTTCTTTAAATTGTTCTCGTGCAGACCTTATAAGCTGACGCTCTTTAGTTAGGTTGTCTAGTCCAACCCTCTCCACTACTCTGAAGAATTGCCCACCACTTGCATGCTTCAATGCTCTTATAAGCAGGGCTGCAGGGTCTTGTGTTACAGCTGTACTGAACAATGCAAACTCTGAGTTGCTTGCTCTCTGTCCAGTCCTATCCGTAAAGGATGTACTATAGACAGCTACAATAGGTTTAACCTTAGGCACTGGAGCACTAAGTAAAGCCTTAGAGTGAAGCTCCTCTACCTTTACAACATTGTTTTCTTCATATCTTTGTTGGTAAGTATCATCAAAGTTACTAAAGATTGCACAACTAGAAAGTAAAAGAACCAATAGGCAAAGAGATGTCAGTCGTAGTGCCATCCGAATCAACCACCGTTAGTGTTATAAGTTCACCATTACTGCTATAAGAAATAGTATTACCCTCAAGCTCTATCGTACCCTCTGTCTTTGGAGTCTCACCGAATAGATTGTCTACCATTTGTCTTGATAGCTGTGCATAGACACGACTTTCCAGGTTACGAATGAAACGAGCTAGGGTTGTGTTGTCCTTGTCTCTTTCAATCTCATCTAGTAGTGCCTGTACTTCTTCCTTAACAGCCATCACCCTGTTGTGTTCCTGGTTCTCAATAGTCAAGTAGTGACTGGAAGTATTTATTCCACTAAAGGATGGTGATTTAAACTTATGAATAAGAGTATCTGCCAGGGCAGCCTGTGAAAGATAAACTACACCTAGTATAAGGATAGTCAACAACATATCTCTTATTATATCACGCATTATCTTCATACTGATCTTGTACCTGTATAGCTGTGTTAAGTTTCTCTTGTAGTCTTATCATGTCCTGGTCTAACAACCTTAGTTGGTCTGTTAAACGTATGATAGTTACCTTCATATCCTGTACTGCAGGGTCTATCACATTAGTAATAGTCTGCCAAACAAAGTATACAAAGTAACCTAAGCCACCTGCCATAACAACAGGGAAGCCAAACTCAGAGACTACCTTTACAATATCCATTAGTCTCGCCTTGCGTCTATCTTACCATCCTCAACAAAGTTTTCAGCCCTGGCTATCCTTGCAATGTCTATGGGGATCCTCAATGCAGCACATATAGTTGTATCAATCCTAATCATATCGTTGTTCATGATGCTTGCCCTAGTTATTAACATCTTTGATATAGCCTGTACTGTTTTTATCTCACTGACAAGACCAGACATAAGCTGCTTCATGACCAGGAAGATAAAGTAACCCATGACTAACCCACTTGCAACAGGCAGACCAAGGTCACGTACTAAACTAAAAAAGTCCATGCTAATCTCTTAATGCTTGTATAGTTTTGTCAGGATCAAACTGTTGAATACCCTGTTGGTACTGGAGAAGGAAGTGAGTTTCCATTTCTTCCTGTAAAAGAAGTTGTGTTCTCTTTTCATCCTTATCTATGTCTGCTCTATTCCTGATAACGCTTTTGTTTGTTGTAATCTGTTGAAGAACTTGTATTACTTTTCTAGTTAGTCTTGAAGTTTCTTTTAGTTTAACTTCACCACCACTATAATCTTTAACAGTTGCATTTCCAAGAGTAACAAGAAATTCTTTACGTACAGCCTTATCTTTAAAGTTTAATCCACTTACTAAGTTATTCATATCGTAGGCAAAACTCTCAAGGGCTCTTCCTGCAGCAGGGCTGTCAAAGAATATGTTGCCCATGTTCTGACCCATGTAAGTAAATAGGTCTGCTGACTTAGAGTTATCACCAAAGAACGACTTAGGCACTTCACCCTTTATTGACTCTCTACCAGCCTCATCTAACATGTTCTTACCATAGCTTGCAAAACCTACAAAGTATTGATTTAAAACATAGTCTGCTGCAATAGGAGTAAACCAGGCATCACCTGCATCACCAAAGATAAAAGCATCTACTGCCTTTGACCATTCAGATAATCTTTTTCCAAACTCTCCTGTCGATGGACTGACAACCATCTCTTTATTAAATGGAACTCGTTGGTCTTGTCTTAAGATATCTCTTCCATCGTATGAAGATTTATTAATTCCTATTTCAAGAAGGGGGGAAAGAAGAGTTGGGGTAACTAAAAGAGTAGACAACATAGGAGTAAGTCCCTCTCCTAACTCTTTAAAGATAGACATACCTGTTCCACTATACCCTTGCTTTGTTAAGAGAGAGTAAATCTTTTCCATACCCCTTGATAAAGCTTGAAGCTCGTGAACAGCAGGTACAGTAATCCAGGGAGTTTCTTTATCTAGTGCTGGAGGAGGACCAACCATACCACCCTGGACATAAGCAAGAAGCTCACTAGCATCAACATTTGGGAAGTACGTCCAAAGGTTTTTATCTTGTTCCGTTTTAGTTTTATACTCAGGATATAGAGAAGAGACAGCTTCAGAAGCATGAAGAGTAGTTGCCATAGCTGTTAGATATAGGGCAGACTTTACAGGATTGTTTACGAAAGCTTCGCCTGTCTTTGCCATACCCAAATAAGTAGGACGGAAAAAGACTTGATGGTCTGTAAACATTCTCCAAGCAGAGCTAGTTCCTGTCTTACCAAAGTTAACTAAAGTTTCCTGTCCCATAAATACAGCAAAGTCATCACTTGCTCCTGCACCCTTAGCAACTATATACTCTCCAACACGACTTGCCATTTCAGAATTGTTTACAAAGTTAGTCCACTTAGTAACACTGCCTGATGCCAAACCTCTTAAGAAGCTTTGTCTCTCTGCCTTGTTAATGTTTTCAGCAGTATCTCCTGCAGCCCTTAAAGCATTTGCGTTCTTCCAACCCTTTTGTATCTCAAGGATTTGTGTACCACCACTCCAGCCAGCCTCTCTCATTTCTTTTATAAGTTTAGGATTGGCTGCAAGAGCAAATAAGCCCCTTACTGCTCTAAACTTTGGAAGTAAACCAATAGGAGAAATCATTTCTGCAAAGTATCCGTCCCTTACTATTGACTTAACAGCAAACCAGGGAGTCTTTGTAATGAAAGACGAGTAGGTTCTTGTTAATCCAGCAGTTGTTTGAAGAATACTTTTTAAGAATCCACTCTCCAGGGCAGCCTTTGCCCCCTCAGACTCAACCATACGTGCAAGAGCAGGGTCTGTTACCTCTACCATTCTTCTCTTACCCTGATCAAAGAAGATATCATATGTTTTATTACTACCTGCAGCCTTAAATTGTATATTCTCTCCTGCAACTTTAAGAAGATCATCCCACTCAAGGTCATCTAAAGAACTCTTTAACAAAGTTCTAGCCTTATCTGTATCAATAACAATAGATTTATTAAGTGCTGTTAGTGCCTTTAGGTGCTCTCTAAGTCCTGAAACAATACCACCATCTATTGCAACTTGTTTTCCTAGATCTACTTCTTTAGTTAGTCTTTCTGCAAGTTCTTTAACCTTAGGAGTTCCAAGTCTTTTAGCCCTTTCAATCATTTTGTAACGAGCCGCCTTAGTTATATTAGCCTGTCCTTTATATATCTTACTAGTAATATCTTCTACTACATCAAGGTAAGGGTCTCTTAATTCTTTAGTTGTTCCGACCAAACCTTTATAACCAGTACTGCCCCTTGCAAAGCCTTTCGCCTTTTTTGTTAGACCTTCAAGTTGTCCTTCAGCTACATTACGAGGAATATAAACGTACATGCCATCCTCATTGAGGGCAGCAGCTATCATACTACTGGCCTCCTTCCTAGAAATAGTTCCTGATGCAACACTATAGTCCAAGATTGATTTCTGAAGAGCTCCATAGTCAGCTAGTGCCTCAACATAGGTTGGATTTGCTCTACCCTCATCAATAATTACTCTAAGTTCTTTTTTTGTTAACTTACTAGGGATAGGAACCTTTTTGTTCCAATCAAGAAATAGTTTCTCAGCCCTTACATAACTTAAAAATTTATCAGTGTCTTGTGTTTTCCAACCAAACTTTTCTGCAATATTCCCAAGAGAAAGAGCACTTGTCTTTGACACCTTACCTGCAGCTCCAGGAACAACAGGAGAAAACTTCTTACCAGATAGGATAAAATTGTTAGCATGACCCTGAGATCTCTGCATTTGCAAAGACTTAAGAACGTAGGGAGACTGAGAAGGGTCTGTAAAAAAGTCAGTCTTACTACCTGTCTCCTCAAAGACTCTCCATATCTTAGTGGCATTACCACCAATACCTGTAAGAGCATCCTGCATTATACCATCAAGAGTAGCGGCATCATAAGCACCTACCTTAACTCTTTCCATTTTTCTTCCAATGAGAACAGACTCTCCTTCTGACACATTCTTCCCTAGAAGACTAGCAGACTTAGCCTCAGCTCCTCTTGTAAGTTTATCACCCTTAGCAGCAGCCTGTGCCAAATAGTCTGCAGGTTCTGCACCTGCTATCTTACTTATAGTTTCATCAAGGGTTCCCTTTGCTTCAAGTCTGGTTACATACTCAAAGGCTTCATCTGGTGATCGCTGACCTGTTGTTTCTAAAACATTTCTTGCAGTAATTCTTTTTAATGCAGACGGATCATTCATAATAATCTTGTCAACTTCAGCCTGTTTAACTAAAGAACTAAGTGAGGCACCCGAATCCATGTGGTCTCTAACTCTGGCAATTGCAGCCTTTGGAGAGTACCCTGCCACAGACACAAGATATTCTTCTATTCGTTGTCGTTGACTTAGAATGGAATCACCCTGTCCTGTTAAGTCCTTAGCTAAACTCTTAACATACTTTGGATCCCTAAATCGACTGAGGCCCTTACCAACTGCCATAAATAAAGCAGAGAAACCTGCCCCTATAACAACACTTTCTGTTGCCATCTTAAGTCTACGTAGAGAATCAGGGTCTGTAATGTTACCCTCAAGGTACTGATTAACAGAATCTTTATCTACTCCAGGATTATCAATAAAAAAGTCTTGTAGTAAAACTTCATCAGGTCTGTGAGTAAACTGTGAAACACCTGCGTAAGTTGCCTCAAACGCAAGAAGAGCAGGGGCAGTTCTTTTAACCGCTCCACCTACTCTAAGGAGTGCCTGGGAAAGCCTACTAACTCTTGCTGTCGTCACAGCTGCAGTAACAACAGCTGCTGGAGCACCTACACCTGATGCTGTTAAACCTGCAGCAGCAAGATATCCTGCAACAATTGCTGGAATTTCAGTACCGACTATTGTTCCAATTTCTTCAGCAGTAGAACTAGCAGGGTCAAGCTCAATGTCAGCAATGTTTATATCAGAATCAAAGGTATAGTTAATAGCATCCTCAACAGTATCTATTGCACTGCCTGTGGCCTTTATTAAACCTCTTCCAACTAACCCATAAGTAAAGTCTCCAATTGCACTGAAGATTCCACCTGCAACTGAGCTACCATTTTCTTGAGTATTTAATCTATCTTCTACAGAATCTAATAATTCTATTTCAGAAGTGTTCCTAGAAAGTCTATCACCAATTGAATCAATTAACTTAACAGTATCATAACTGTTCTGTGACTCCCTATTAACCATTCTATTGTAAACAGATACAAGTCGTTCTGCTTGTTGCCTTTTTTGAAAGTTAGTTTGATAAGGATCTATTTGTTCAAACAAGGCAGACTGAACAGATGTTTGTTTTTTATTCTCCTCTGGGTTTTTAACAGCAGGTTCAGTAGGTTTGTTAAGAAGACTATCTGTTTCTGTGTCTATAGGTGCTTTTGCTTTAACAATAGGTCCTTCTTCTGTATCAACAGCATCAGTAGAACCAACAGTAAATGGAGTAATACCAGATATTATTTTATCAGTATCTTCTTTACCTGTACCTAGTATGGTGTTAGTTACTGGAAGTAATTCCATCATATAGCCTCTTTCTTTATTTATTTAATTCGGCTAAGTATTCTCGAAGCATTTCTTTTTTCTCTTCAGCTCTAGGAGATGTACCCATTTCAAGAAGAGCCTGATCCCAGTTGTTATCTTTAATTGCCTGGATAAATAAAGGACTTCCCCCCTCTTCACCAATACTTGTAAATTTAGGAGCTCCTGTATTGTAAACGGTGTCAATTAAAATACTTTTAATAACTTGTGGATAACTCTCGTACTCAGGGAATATATTATTTAATTGTGCAACAGTGTTTTCAACAACAATATCAAATACTTTATCTCCATCTTCTAGAAGCAAGGGCTCTTTTCCCTTAACAACTAACTCATACTTTTCTTTACCCAGAACAGACCTTAAAGCGTCTTGCACTTGAGGTTCTTTAAGTCTAAACCCATAACCAATTGCTTTTGGAATAGTAAGTACGCCATCTTCATCAGTGTCATCTTCTTTATTTCTTGACGGATCGTCATATGAGGAAGTTCTATAACCCTCTTTGTCTTTCATAAAGTCTTTTATAGTTTCTACCCCATACTTACCATGCTCTAAAATTTCATTTAAACTTTCTTGAAGAGATGGAGACAAGTCTTTTACACTGTCAGGATTTTGTGATACAAATCTTTCAACGTCTGTAACCATACGAGAACTACTCCCTTGATTCCATGCCTCTTTTATTCTTTGTGTTCCTCCCATACTGTACGGAGCCATTCCTCCAGGTGCTGCTGATCTTGCATCTTGGATATCTTTAAGATTAGTTTCAATGGAAGACATGGTTCTTTCAACCATTTGTGAAAGAGGAGTTTCCTTAGGTTCAGGGACACCAGTTTTTTTACGTAATTTAATTTCTTCTCTTTCTTCAGTATCCTGTCTAATCAAATCCTCTCTTTCTTTAGTCTTCCGTTCATCCAACTCTTTTTCTTTATCAAGATCGCTTAAGAATCCTTTATATCCTCCTTCATTTACAGGATAGCCTGATTTATTTATAGGCCTTTCAAGAACTTTAGTACTTTCATCAAAATTAACATCAATTCCCTGACCTTCTGCCTCTACCTTTTTAAACTGTTCGTCTGCAGCTTGACGCACAAGGTTGAAGACTTCCAGTTTTTCTTCTCTACTATAAAAATCATTTGTTTCTATCTCATCTACAAAGGTATCTATAGCATCCTTAACCCCTCCATCTATAACCCTGTTATAAAGCTCAACTGCTTTATTTGCTTTTATGTTACTTTTAAATTCTTTGAAGTCAAGTGGCGACATAAGAGAAGATGCTCCAACAAGGAAATTTGCATGTGCCTGTTTATCTCTAACGGTTAGTGAACCTATCTCATATAAGTTTTGTAAATTTGGATCCTCAGGATTTGCTGTGCTTACATAGTTGCTTAGTACAGGAGAAGAAACCCCAGCTGTTTGTGGACCATTAAGTCTTGAAACATCTGCTGGACCTCCAGTAGTAGAACTATTAAGATGTCTTTCTATAGAAGAGTTTAACTCTGTTACCTGTGATGAAACACTATCAAAAGCATCCGTAACAGTTGTACCAGTATTTCTAAGTTGATCCATCCGAACTAAACTAGTTGCTATAAGATTAGAAGTCTTATTAGCTTGTGCTGCTTTTCCTCTAGTTTCACCACCACTAGCTACTGATAGTGGGTCTGACATATTTATATCACCTGGTAGTATAATTTTTTGTACGTTCTCATTAAGGTATTTAGAAATAGATCCTATAACATCTGCCCTGCCAGGACTTTCACCCCTACCCTTACCAGGAAGAACAGGCATACTAGAATTATAAGTTTCTTTATTAAGGATTTCTCTTGTTCCTATTTCCTCAGATGTAAAGTAATTGTTTTCATACTTGGCATTAAATTCTTTTCGATTTAAACCTTCTCGTTCCATCCTTCTTGCTGCCTCTACACCATAGTCTCCTAAAACTCCTAAGTAGTCTCCCTCTGCAGACTCAAATGAGGAAAGGTCAGCATAGCCTTTTGAATAAAGTTGAACTAGTCCAGGCCTCTTATAACGATCAAGGACAGTCTGCTTTAAAACCTCCTTATCTATTTCTTTTTGTGAGTATGTAGCCATAGCACTGTTAAACTTTTGTGAACTAGTTATTCTATTTTTGTCCCAGTAGTTTTTTTTCTGAGGAATTGGTGTAGCAAACTTTTGATTCCAGGATTTTTCTAAGTTATTAAGCTCAACCATTGCCTGATTTTCTACTACTGCAGGGTTTTGTTTTTTGTTTACGGGTGCAACAGTGCCTCCAGAAAGCTTGTTATCTACCTTTGAAGTTAATAACGAAGCAGGATCATTAGCACCTTCTTGCTTTACAACAGTGGTTGAGTCTAGCCTTTCAGTAAGATCACCAGTATCTACCTTCGTCATTTCCATCCAGGCTTTAAATTCAGCCGCATCATACTCTCTTTGTTCTACAGTTCTGCCCTGTAGAAGATCAGACCTGAGTACTTCTAGTTCTGTTTGTATTTTACCCGTTCGGTCAGAAGCTAGTACAGCTTCTTTTGATGTAAAATTATCACGAACTTTTTGAATCTTCATTTGATTGTTAAGATTAAGTTCAGCAGCTTTAATTAACCTTTGCTCTTCAATTCTAGCTTTTTCTTTTTTATCTTCGTTCTCCATTTGTCTCTTGGAGAAACCACCAGCAAGACTTAAACCAAATGATACCATTACATAATTCCTTCTTTAGCAGGTGGAGACATTAGCCCCATTGTTTTTACTGGTTTTTCCATGATAGGTTCTTCTGTCATTGCTTCCTCTACAGGAGCTTCCTCTGCAGGAGCTTCCTCTACAGGAGCAACTAAGCCTGGTGATTCTTTTGCAATTTTAGCAGCCAGTCTTTCTACTTCTAGAGGATCTGGTTCAGTCCACTCATCAACCTCTTCAGTGTACTTTAACTCAACACCTGCAATACTAGCCATACCCTCAACAATAGATGTTACAGCTGGCTGCATAACCATTAAAGCCTGAGGGCTAATAATTCCCTCACCTAATAATAGAGTACCTAACCCATCTACTACAACGTCAATTGGAACTCCACCCCTTAGAGTTCGTACAAGTCTACGTGCAGCAAGTGGTTGAGTAATTGCATCAAAGACTAATTGTATACCCTCTTCAGGGTCTGAAGTTTTAGCAGGTCTGTCAAAAGGAAGCATTCCCTTAGGTTTCGTCATTGACGATCCAGGGACTGTATTTTTTATTTGTTCTGGTGTCATTATAGCCATTGCTCTATGCTCTTTCTGTTGGTAGATTAAACCAAGACGCTGCTGTTTTTTGTAAACTATAGGGATCAGATCCCTGAGCTACTTGAATTGAACCTTCAAGTGGAGATACTGTTGAAGGACTCATAAGTCCTGTAACATCTAAGCTAGAAGTTTTACTTGCCACTTGTACACTTTGTTTACCACCCTGGTCATTATCGCCACTACCTTCGACAGCACTTCCTGCCATACTCCCAAGTTTTCCACCTACTTTTCCACCCACGGGCCCTCCAATAGCAGTTCCTACTGCTGTCCCAGCTACGCTACCTAATGTGCTCCAAAATCCCATATCTTTTTCCTTTACTGTGGCTCTGAGCCATCTGTACTAATTATAGCATCACCTAAATTTGATTGTGAGTTAGAACTAAACTTACCACTTATCCAACCATCAAGAAGCTTTCCTCCCATGTCAGAAAGAAACCCTCCTATGTTTTGAGCGTTCTCATTCTTAAGTTGAGCATCCACCCTGTCCATTGCACTACTTGCATTAAGAGAAGCGATACCATAGTTGTTAGCTCTATCACTTGCATTCTCACTTGACTCAAAAATCTTCTGTAGTTCATCCCTCTGTAATGTCAAAGCATTTGCAATAGCTGTGTTACTAATGCCTAAAAGGTTCTGAGAGTTAAGCATATTCTGTTGATTAATACCAGCAGTGTTAGCTGTATTAACAGAACGAAGATAGTTGATATTATCTTTTTCAACTTCTGCTGCCATCTTACTATTAAACTCATCCCTGGCATTCTTATTTGAAGCATTAAATTTATCTGCATCTAGTGTCAGTCTTGCAGTACTGTCAGCTGCCTGAAAAGCTAACTCATCATAAAACCTGGTCATCTCAGCTTCTGTAGTAAATGCAAGATTGTTAGCTACGTTTTCAGCAGCAGTGTTAGTAAAGAGTCGTTGAACTTCATTGGCGTTATTAGTTGCAGCTACTACTCTTTCAGCAGCCACATTATCCATATTCATTTCAAAGAATTTGTTAGCGGTATCCACTGCCCTCTTCTGTTGAAAGTCAAGATCTTTTACATCAAGCATTGCAATGTGAGATAACTTAGCCATACCTATTGCAGTCTGTGCATCAAATGATTTAACCGATAGTGTCTGCATAAACTTTGCATCAGCCATAGCCATAGGCATCATAGACTCCAGACCTGCCTGTGTTATTGCAGCAGCAGCCATTGAAGATCCACCCATACCCCTGGCTGCCATAGCTTGTTTTGCAGCAGTGACTGCTCCCCTTGCATAGAACGGTATCTTACTCTTGCCGTCTACACCCACCCAGTCATCTTGTAGCATATCAAACTGTTCTCTAACAGTACTACCTTCATAAGCTTTAAAGTTTTCTATTGTTCTTTTTGACTCAGCCTCTGCTTCTTTGTATCTTTCAGTAACCTCAGAAGTAACTTCTGCAATTAGATCTTCATCTGTTATTTCAGCTAGGACAGTCTCCAAGTCTGGAAGAGGATCTACTTTATATACATCAGGGATACCCATGTCTTTTTGTTCAGCAACTAAGATCTCTAAGTTATCTTTACTAACTGTAACTGGGTCATCAAGAAGTACATTATCAGTTGTTCTTAACTCATCTTCACCTACAGTTTGTTTAGTATAATTAAACTCTGTTCCCTTTTCTAACTTCCTACCTTCTTGTAAGGCTGGAGTATCTGAAGTGGGATCTTCTGTGGTAGGGTCTGTTGAAGTATCTTCTAGTTCTGTTGGTGTGTCTATATTTTTAATGAATGTTTCTTTCATATCAATAGGCTCACTACCGTAGTTGCTTGTCCCATCAGGATTGTAGGTGCCACCAATAACAGGAGAGTTAGGATCACGAATAGTACCTGCACCACCAGCCTCTCTTGCAGCCTGAGCCCTCTGCTCACTTAAACTTGGAGCATACTTACCTGCATAATCAGTACGACTTCCATCCTCGTTATACCATAGAGAGTTTGGCTCTCCTGTGTCTGGATTAACTGAATCTCTAAACTTCTTAAAGTCTTCCTTACCTGCAGGAGAAGAATTAAACTTCTCTTCTTCATCCATCTGATAATCTTTATCGCCCTGATCGTTACCTTGAATATCTTGTTGTCTTTGGTAGGTTGGAGTTGTGGGTGCTGTACTAAGCTTTGCAAATTCTTCATCAGACATGTTGGCAGGTCTTGATAGAGGCTTGGTCACAGGTGGTTGAGGCCCGTTCTTCTTAAGTACTTGCATTTCATTATTTACAGCCATTCTATATATTCCTATTCATCTTAGTAGTGTCCTGTCGAATCCCTAAAGGTACCATATCACATTTAGAAGAAAAAGTCAAGAGTCTTCTTCCAGTACTGTAATCCGATCTGATTGACGATCTATTCGTCTATTGATTATTTCTGTATCCCTAATAGCATCTTCTTTAGTATACCTTAAAGAAGACTCTAGTTGAACGGAATCAAGTTGTACCTTAATGCCTTGCATACGTTCTGTAAGAACAGCTACACTGGTGGCAGTAAGGTTAGTTGTGTTAGCCATCCATAAGCATAGGGCTGCTATTAGGATTTGTATTAAAGATTGCCCATGCTTCTCAAAGGGAGTTCTTTGTTTATCAGACATTATCTTAATTCCTTATGTTGTAAATACTGTGTAAGTTTTGCTACCATATGCACCCATAGTTGCAGTACATGTGTACCCAGTATCTTCACTACTACCAGTTGTTAGTCTAGCTTTTAGAGTGTCACCATTAGAACAAGTTTGACTACTTAAAAATGGGCCAGAGTTATTCTTTTGTAGAAGAGGGGATGATCCTGTACCTCCTGCTGTTACAGCTAAAGTACCAGAAGATATATTAACTGTAATTGCTGAAGTACTTGTAAAAGTTGTAAGTTGATCTTGGTCATATAATGTATTAAATGCTCCACTTAACGATGCTGTAAAGTTAGTATAAGCTAACTCCCAAGCCCCATCTACTCCGACATAGACTTCACTTACAGTCTTCCAGGCACCATCAACTCCAACTTTTATAGAGTCCATTGCCTTCCATGCACCATCAACACCTATCTTTGTTTCAGCAACCATTATGCAGTATACCTAAACCATACGTCACCGTCAGCAGGAGTACCACTTGCGGCATCCGTATCTACAGTTTTTGCACCAGTACCCATCGAGCCAATACCTAGAGCAGTACGAGCAGCTCCAGCATCACTGGCTCCTGTACCACCATTGGCAACTGCCAAGTCAGTACCACTCCAGTTACTGTTATTAACTGAGGCAAGGTACCCTGCTCCATTAGTTATGGCATTGTTATTTAAAGATATGTTAGCAGAACCATCAAACGCAACACCTGCTATAGTTTTAGTAGCCGCAAGTTTAGTAGCTGTACCTGCATTCCCTGTAATTGTAGTTTGTACTACGTTAGTTTCTTTAGCAGTATTAGCAGCTATAGCAGAGTTAATTGAGTTAGCTAGTTTGTCTGCAGTTACAGCATCATCTGCAATCATACCTGTCTCTACAGCACCAGAAGCAATCGTAAGTTCTGTTGCACCTGTCACGTCACCTGTATGTGTAGCATTAGTTACCTTAGCTGTGTTAGCTGTAATGGCTGAAGCTTGACCAGATGTAATGCCTGTCTTAGCTGTGTTAGCTATAATGGCTGAAGCCTGGCCAGAAGTAATTCCTGTCTTAGCATTATTAGTAGCTATGTTACTTTCCATAGTATCCAGATCAACAGCCTGAGTTACAGTAAGAAAGTTAACCTTTGTGTTTTGTGCTGTGAGGAAGGATGCAGTAGTACCAGCCAATACAGAGCTGTATGCCTGTACGTTACTTCCAATAGCAAGACCTAGAGCAGTCCTTGCAGCAGAGGCACTAGAAGCTGCAGTACCGCCATTGGCGACAGGAAGGATACCAGATACCCCAGAAGCCATAGGTATTTTAGTACCACCACCTGTAGTACCATCGTGGGTGTGTCCTGATGTTGCATGAAAAGCATCCTGTAGTTTATTATATTCATCGTTTAAGTGAGCTGCCTCAATGGTATTACCCGTTGCAATATCCCCTGAAGATTGCCTTGTATAACCTACTGCCATTCTTTTATCCTCTTCTTCCGTCTGTGCTGTATTCAATAGTGATAGATTGGACAGTCCATTCTGTCCTTGTGTCATTACTGTTAAAGTAAAATGACACGTTGTTTCCTGAACCTACTAAGTTTACATCTGCATTTACAGGAAATGAGTCTCCAAAAGTAGCAGTGTCATAAACAGAATTAGGATCTCCATAAAAGAAAAAACCTGATTCCCCTGTACCGAGAGACTGAATAGGTGGTTGGATGACACCCTGTACATTGTAATCAAAGTTATAACCAACAGATGGTTCAATTACACTAGCTGCCTGTAAGTAAAACTTACCAGTGTATAATGTTTTTTGCATCTCAGGATCAGAGATAGTCCAGTAGGGGAATCTTAGGAAGGCATCTATGTTTGCCCCGTTAAACCCTGTACTCTCTTCTTGTCGATAGACGTACCCATCAAAGCCACCATGAACTATATACTCAGTAGTAGTAAACTGAGAGCTATCTGAACAAGAAGCATTAATTCCTCTAATCTTAAACCATTCTAAATTCTTATTACCCTGACTATTTAATCGTACTCCACCGAGTAGACCTTCCCCCTCAGAGTCTTCGTTAGTAGAATCACCTACAAATAATCTATACTGTGATTTATCTCTGAGAGAAGTAGCATGTACTTCTTTACTAGAGTTTCTAAAGCCTAGCTTTTCAACAGTGCTTGGAATATTACGAGTAACATTTCCCAGTTCAAAGTCTTGGTTTTTAACTGTACCTGCAATAGTTCTGATACCATCAAAGGATAAGTAGTAGACATCCCCGTCCATCTCCTGGATAGTTCTGGGATTAATAGTACCAATCTTATGGGTTACATTCTGGTACTGAAAGTTTGTACTATTCTGTCCTGCTATTGTTCCAATGCGATCATAAGCAAAAAGAAATAGTTGTTCCCTCCAGGGGGCCATACCTATTATTTTATTACCAGTAATAATCTCACCACTACCGTCAGCACCAGTCACAGTACCCTCAGCATTAGGAGCAGAAAATCTAACTGCCTGTCCTACTGAATAGAACATATGCTCATGAAACTCTTGGACTGCTGTAGCTGCAAGAATATTAGCTGCTGTACCAGAAGTAATAGTTACACTATTAACCGTTTGACCTGCAACCATTGATGTTAGGGTTGATCCATCAAAGTGTATAGGAGGATTAGCTCCATCCACAATAATAATATTATCAGTTCCACTCCAGTTATACCTTGTTGATTGAACACTCACTGGTGTATTTGTTAATGTTATAAGGACAGAGCCCCATCCAGATCCTGTGCTGACATACCACTTTTTAGCACGGAGTGCAAGGCATTTATTTTGAAACATAAAGACTGCATCAACCTGACCCGTACCAGGAACAATAGCAGTATCAAACTTTTCATATCCTTTAATTCTACGATAGCCACCAATAGGAGAAGGTTCAAAGTTACGTGCATCTACAAGAGATCCAGGTAAGCTTGCTCCCTGTACTAGAGGAGAAAGGTTTTCCACCATGCCACCCTCAGGGGTGACTGAAAGGGTTTCCCATCTATCCATTACTTAGACCAACCATCTCTACGACTTCTAGATCTAGTTCTAGTATCGTAAGCATAGGTAATTTCCTGTGGAACTAAAGTTCTTTTCATGTCTGCTAAACTTTTTTTATACTTCTGATATTCTTTAGCAGCCATCTCATAGTTCTCCCTAAAGTCATAGGCACCCTGCATTGCAAAGGCTATTATAACTCTGTCATATTCACTTGGAATAAGTGTTGTGCTTGTAGCAGCAGCCAGGGGAGTAGGGGTTTTCCAGTACTCATAAGTAATTGTATATGCCCTATCAGGAATAGGACTTACTCCAATCTTTAAATCACGAGTACGATATATCTGAGCAGGTATATTAACTGAGCCAGCTGTTGCCAGTTGATCATTAGCCCTTAGACGATTATGCCACTCAAGGTATTCTACAACCCCTAAAGGTTTTGCAGATACTTCAAGACTGGCATCCTCACTAAGGTAGAATGTTTTCCAGTCTGTAACTTTATTGTCAGATGCAAGAGCATAAGTTTGAGTGCCATCTGTAGTTGTAATCGTACCAGTGCTGTGATTAAAAGGCCATTGAGTTACAGCCTGATTGATATCGTCAATAGCTTCTTGAACCAAGTCTTTAGCTAGTGCTTGGAAACCTGTAGCAGAACTAAAATTAGCCGAAGTCAGTTCTACCTGATTCAGCTTTCTAATTACCCTGTTGGTTAGTTCCAGGAAAGTAGTTCCCATTGAAGGCTCCTTTATAAAATGAGGTGAGGTTGTTTAAGGTACAACCTCCAAAACCTTAGTGGTATTAAGCTACGTCTTTAGCAGACTTAGCCCGTGGATTACCAGTGTAGTCAGCCATCTCAAAGAGAATCTCAACTTCCCAGTCATCGTTTGCACTACCAAGTGTCTTGACTGTTAGGTCAAGAACATCAGCAGATGTATACAGTTTACGTTGGTCAAAGATACCAGCAGTACCTTGAGCAGCTAAACCAGCAGTGGTACCATCGGCACCATCTACCCACTCATCAGCAGCCGTGGCATCGCCAAGGTCAAACGTCAGAGTTGTACCAGTCTCAGCAGTTAACACATTAAGTGTTGCACCACTAATAACTGTACCTGCAGGAATGTCTGCTACGTAGATGATGTCGGCAGCAGCAAGGGCAGAACCCTTAGCAGCAGCAGCCTGTGCACCTGTTACTCTAACAGATACGATACCTGGTGCGGCTGTTGCAGCCATCCCAAGACCAGCAGTTGCACCGCCTTGTTTTAGATCGATATTAGCCATAGTATAATTCCTTTCCTACTAAGCTGAGTGATAATATGCACCGACAAGAGCTTCAGAACGAAGAACCTTGCGACCATATAAGTGAAGACCACGAGTTAGGTCAGCNAAGTCATCGCCATCCCGTAGTGTTTCAACAGTGTTTAACTGTTCAGCTGTAGCACAGGCAGAACTATGTCCAGCCATGATCACACCATGATCACTTGTAGCGTTACCAGCAGGACCGTTACCAACTGTAGGNAGGTTGTTAGTACGATACATATCAAAACCACGAATCTTGCCAACATGAACACGCCCATTAGTAAGAGCACCCTTGTCGCCAGTGTCGTTATTGATAAATTTGCTGTCCTCGTCACCAAGCTTCTCAAAGAAAACTGGATCAGCAGCAAACCAACGACCTTCGTCAGGAACATTTTGCTGTGAAAGCAAACGCTCAAAACGATTGATTATACCTAGAGGAGTAAACAAAGTAGAACTTACAGTTCCACCAGTAGTAATCTCAACTGGGCCACCAGCTGCACCAATTTTGTGAGCAGCAAGATCTAATTCGCCATCATCAGTACCTAGGTAACCAGCCATGTAGCTCAAGATTTCACTATCATATGCATCACGCATACGGTAGGCTGCTTGATCAGTAGCTTGTTGTTCCCAGTTAATGTGAGACTGTTTCTTCTCAATATCATTAACACGGAAAGCAAACTTGTTAGCCTTGTCAATAATAAGGATGATTTCATCATCGTCTAAGTCTTGTGCACGGACAGTCTGTCCACGAACGTAGGCTGAAACTTCGATGTTAGGTTCTTTGATGATTTTAACAGTATCACCAAATTCAGATATTTCACCAGTGTAATCAGAGTTGGTGATGTCACGAACGATGGACTCTTTGCGGAATGCAATTTGTACCATTTTCGCATAGATTTGAGGGGACCAGTTACCATTAGGTAAATTGCCATACCCTGCAGCNGATGNANATGCCATAGTTATTTCCTTGTTTNAGCATTATGNTTANGTNGAGGGACTTCATTCACCTTAACGTCTTNNANTCTCAGGGAAATCTCTTTGGCTAAAAAGAGGGCCTTNANTNTAAGGATGGTTAAGTGAAGAGTGTGTTTCTAAGCAGCGTTAGTTACATTGAGTACAAGATTCCCAGTACGTCTAGCCTTATCGTACAGGGGCTTATT